GCCCTAATATTACTAGGGCGAAATAGAGATTTGGAGACAAATCAAGGAGGAATAGCGGGCTAGCTATTCTCCAGTCCGTCTAGGAGGCGAAGGAGCATCTCCGAGTCCGACGATTGGGGCTTGCCACTGGAGGCCTGCCGCTGCCCGAGGCTAGTTAGTCATAAGTGTAATGTATTAAAGGAAGGTAAGTACAAGCTCATCACGACAATCAACCACGGTAAAACGATCCACCAGCGCGTCTCTACCAACTCCCTCCTTGTAGCACTGCTCTGGCGTGAAGTTGGAACAAATGATAAACGGGAGGTTATCATGCTTCACGCCCTGCTTTCCCTTGATCTTGAAAGGGACAACGGAACCGTCGAGCCAGGAGTTCAGGAACTGAATCTTCTTGTGAGACTTGTACTCGTCCATCACAATGAGGTCGTAGCAACCATCCTCATATTCATCATACCAATCTTCGTCTCGTGGCATATCGTAGACTCTCAACCTCGAGTGTAATTGGCCAATGAGGCGACTCTTGCCAATCCCAGGGGGACCGCACAGCCACAGCTGTTTCTGGCGGGGAACTCGAGGCTTCAGAAGATTCATATTCAACCATTCCGTGATCTGACCAATAGCATAATGGTCAGAAGGTTCACAACCGGCCCACGGGATCTTATCCTCCATCATCTTCTGACGTTTGCACCAAATAGCAAACTCATCAATCTTCCGCTTGTTCAACATACTGTAGCCAGGGGCTTCCTCCTTACACTGAGCAAAGGTGCCACCTTCATAGATAAGCTTAGCGAGCTTGTCGGACAGGTTAACCTTCTCGGACATGTCGGGGAGTTCACCGAAACTCACATAGTTTCCGCCCTTGCACACATATCGCAACACTTTCGGGGCACTCTTGGCCCCTTGATAATTCCCATGCTTGCCAGTAAGAGCGTCGAGGACGGGGATAGCGTCACAGATGGTGTGCTTCTCCTTGAAGTTGATAATTGCATGTAGATGCGGCTCACCGCTCTTATGTTCTTCAGCAGCAATAACAATATAGTTAACAATATCGCCCCATAAAGCAACACATCGCTCGAGCAATTCGTCTTTGTCAAGAACATTTTGGGGCCACGTAAGGAAGTAGGTTTTAGCTTGTAAGCGGAACTTGCGACTGAGTGACTGCTCTATCGTCTGCTGGGTGGCCATGAAGAATGAAATGGAGAATGGAAATCACTGATTAAATGAGCACCTTCCTAATCGGGTGTTCGTTCACAAAGCTAGTCCGGAAGGCCGCCTCCTCTCATTGGCCCGCCGTGTTCACAAAGCTAGGCCTCAAGGCCGGCTGTGAAAAAAATCATTCTTGCTATTTCACGCTGTCGAAAACAAGTGAAATTTATACAGTAGAGGAAAAACTTAATTTCCTTACTCGACGCATAGTACATCTCGAAGAGACAATCGCAGCTATCCTACAATTAGTAGATGTCGAGTCTGGGGAAGAGGAAATACAAGAGTGGGAAGAGCCTGGCTGGTCTTCGGAAGAGGGCCAAAGGGTCTGGGAATCAACCTCCTCAAATTCTTAGAGGCTGGAAGCCGTTCGTTGGTGTCAACCAAGAACTGAAGGTTCAAGACATAGCTACGGCTACATACCAAATCAATACGACTGGTTCGATTACTCTTCTTGCGATCCCTACAGTGAGTGCCGACTTCACTGGTCGCATTGGCCGTAAGGTCACTCTCAAGAGTCTGTATCTTCGAGGCCGTGTTCGTGCAGCGGGAGCTGGTACAATGACTGCCCAAGTCACTCCGGAACAACAGGCACGCCTCATGATCATCTATGATCTTCAGCCAAATGCAGAGGTTCCTACGATCCTCGACATTCTTAATACGGCTGATCCTGCCTCGCAGACCAACCTAAGTAATCGTGAGCGATTCCGTATTCTCTGCGACAAAGAGTACTGCTTTGATCCTGTGGTTTCTGTGACAACTGCAACGCAAGCTCAAATGACTGCCACACGTACCTGTTACAACTTGAAGCTGTACAAGAAGCTGAATCTGTCCATGATCTTTAATGCCGTAAATGGTGGAACCATTGCAGACATTAACAGCGGAGCTCTGTATATGGTGTGGATAGGTAGTGCTGTAGCTTCCTCAACGGGAGATGCAGAGGCTGTCGTTTCTACTCGAGTACGCTACTCTGATCTTTAACTTACAAAGTACAATAAACCCCTTATAAACACAAAAAATAACCCTAATCCGAGATGATCTTAAAGAACGATCAAATCCGCCTCGGATCCCCAATAGCTATAGCGAATATTGGAGAAAAGCACCGCAGGTCCGGGAGGCGAAGCCGACCAAACGGAGTTCTATTGAGCCCTAATATTACTAGGGCGAAATAGAGATTTGGAGACAAATCAAGGAGGAATAGCGGGCTAGCTATTCTCCAGTCCGTCTAGGAGGCGAAGGAGCATCTCCGAGTCCGACGATTGGGGCT